TTTAGGAGTATCGAGATATTCCGTATACTATGCACTTGATAAGTACCCGAAAGCAGAGTCAGCGTGTAGGCGACTGCTTGCTGATATGCTTGTTGAGAACGCTATGCTCGGTACGTATCGTGACGCGGTAGCGATATTCACTCTGAAGAACGTAGCAGGGTGGACGGACAAGCGCGAAACGACTAACACGAATCGTGGCCCGAAAGCTATCGCGACCGCAGACGAAGCGAGAGAGAACGTTAAACTTATCAAAGAGTCGCTGGGATTCGATGATCGAGGTCGTCCGAGTGCTGAAGCAAAGCGCAAAATGGAAGATATGGAAGATCGTATAATCCGGCTTGCTGAGGCTAAGGCAGAATGAATCTGAAAACGCAAGGTATATCTGATAGTGAATATCAGGACATATATACATCACTCGTACAGAATGACTTGTGTTCATACTGTCAGGCGACGAATGCAGGGTGGATCCCGACGAAGTTTCATAGGTTTCTATGTAACAAGGTGCAGGACTTCCTGACGACGAACACATCAAAGGCGTACGACATACTCGTGATATCAACACCACCGCAGCATGGTAAATCGGAGACTATCACCGAAACGGTACCGTCCTGGTACTTAGGTCACTTCCCGAAACGTAAAGTAATTGAGATAAGTTATTCTGAAGATTTTGCTGAACGTTTTGGAAGAAGGAACCAGCAGAAGATCAAGGAATACGGTATGCCGCTGTTCGGTATCGAATTAGCTGACAGCCCATGTGCGGCGACCGAGTTCGAATTATCGAATCATAAAGGCGGAATGATATCAAGAGGTATTATGTCCGGTGTCACAGGACACGGCGCGAACCTCATGATAATCGACGACCCTGTAAAGACTCAGGAAGAAGCAGACAGTAATTCACGTCAGAGTAAGATATGGAACGAGTGGTTGTCGTCCTTCACGTCACGACTCGCGCCACACGCAAAAGTCATCATCATAATGACACGTTGGAGTGAGAACGACCTCGTAGGACGACTTCTCGAAACGGAAGGTATCAGTATTGAAGTACTGAACTTTCCGCTTGAAGCAGAAGCAAATGACATACTTGGACGGCCGGTCGGTGCAGCGTTATGTCCGGAGATCGGAAAAGACGACGCATGGCTGGCAGAGTTCAAGCAGATGCTTCTGTCACGTGAAGGTTCGAGAACATGGAACGCATTATATCAAGGCCACCCAGTAGCTATCGAAGGTAATCTGATACATCGTGACTGGTGGAGATACTATACAGAGCTTCCTAAAGACATACCGGAATACATAATGTCAGTCGACGCTGCATTCAAAGACGGTGACGATAATGACTTTGTGGCGATACAGGTATGGGGTAAGAAAGACGCTGATATGTACCTGATAGACGCGGTGAAGAAACACCTTGATATGCCGAGTACGTGCCGTGAGATCGTAAGGCTCCGCGGTATGTATGACAAATGCCGTACAACTCTGATAGAGGACAAAGCGAACGGTTCCGCTATTATTCAGATTCTGAGAAAGAAGTTAGGTGGGATCATAAGCATTGATCCGTTTGGTGGTAAGGTGTCGAGAGTGAATGCTATTGCCGGTGCGATAGAGTCAGGAAACTGCTATTTGCCCGACAATAAGCCCTTCACTATGGACTTCGTAGACGAATGTGCAGCGTTTCCGAACGGTCAGCACGACGACCAGGTTGACGCTATGTCACAGTGTCTGAACAGGCTGATATATCACAATGCACGTAGTCCATTGAAAAAAGCAAAGAACGCTATGGAAGAAGCGTTCCCATTCTTGAAACAGGTAAACAAACAGACAAGTACTGGATTAGGAGACGCGCTAAATGTCATATAGTATCGCACTAATGATAATCGTATGCGCTATGTCGGTTCTCGTACCGATAATCGGTATAGTCGCATTTAGAAAAGGCTATGAGCTGGGCGTTAGAGATTTCAACGCTTCTCATGACGATATACAAAAAGGTCTACCGGAAACGCAGAAGAAACATAAGATTCCTTCTCCGGATCCCGACCTTGAAAAGTACCGTATAATACTTGAAAATATCGAGAATTATGACGGTACAGACGCACATCAGAAGGAGATCAACTAATGTCGGAACGTGACGTGAATAAGATCGAATGTACTGCAATATGGGCGAAGTACGAAAAGTCACACGATTATTTGCAGAAAAAAGGACTTGTCAAGAAAACAGATAAGTACTGGAAGTTTTATTTAGGGGATCAGTGGGCCGGACTGAAGAAGGGTAACGAAGAGTTACCTACAATGAACTTTATCAAGCCGGTCGTCAAATATAAAGTATCAACTATTTCGCAGAACGCTATGATAGCTAACTATTCGGACGCAAGTGCGAATCAGGGCGCAGAGCATCAGGGTGTTTATAAGGAACTGAACAGAAGGTTCTCTCAGAGCTGGGAGAAGGCAAAGATGACTGACGTGTGCTGGCGTAACAATAAAGCGGCGGCAGTACAGGGTGACAGTTACGTGTACTTTGGAAAGAAAGACACGAACGTAATGCCGCAGCTCATTTCAAACACAGCCATTCTGTTCGGTGACGAGAACACTGAAAACATTCAGGATCAGCCGTACATCATCATACGTGAAAGACTCGACCGGAAAACAGTAATTGAGGAAGCACTCGCAAACGGTATTCCTGAAGAACAGATAAAGACTATCGCAGAAGATGACGATACGGACGATGAAGTATTCAACCGTGACGAAGTAAAAGATAAAGTCACGTCATTACTTTACTTCACTAAAATCGACGGAATCGTAAACTTTGCAAAAACAACAAAGTCCTGCATTTACAAGCCGCTTGAAGCACTCAACGTTACACGAAACGGTGCGGTGCTGGGCGGTCTTACGACATATCCTATCGTGCCGTACTTGTGGGAGCCGCAGCCGAACAGTGCGAGAGGACTCGGAGAAGTAGAAATGCTGATACCGAACCAGCTCGAACTGAACAAAACACTTGCAAGACGAGCAGTCGCGGTCAAAATGGCGGCGTTCCCTCGACTCGCATATGACGCTACCGCAGTAGAGAACCCTGAAGATTTGAGCAGAGTCGGAGCAGCGATAGGTGTAACGACCGGAAACGCGCAGTCTATAAGTCAGGCAATAGCATATCTGAATCCGGCGCATATATCAGGAGATGCTCAGCAGTTATTCCAGGACTTACTGGATCAGACGAAAGACTTATCCGGTGCCGGTGATAATGCTCTCGGTAACGTAGACCCTGAACGTGCTTCAGGACAGGCTATCATGGCTGTACGAGATCAGACGCAGGTTCCATTGAACGAGCAGATTAACGCATTCCAGCGATTCGTAGAAGAAGTCGCTATGCTATGGTTCGACCTTTGGAGCACATACGATCCGGACGGATTCACCGAAGAAGTAGTCAACGAGCAGACAGGCGAAACGTACGAAGTGCCGGTTCCTTACGAAGAGATAATCAAACTCAGGCCGACGGTTCGTATCGATGTATCTCAGGATAACAGGTGGACTAAGCTCGCAGAACAGCAGGCAGCAGATCAGTTACTGAATAACCAGCAGATAGGATTCAGTGAATGGGTAGAACTTTGTGCAGAGAACGGCCCGATACCGAAGTCAAAACTTCTGAAGATAGTCGAGCAGCGTGAACAGCAGCAGAGAGAAGCACAACAGCAGGCTATGGCACAAGGTCAGCCACAAGTAGACGAGAATGGAAACCCGATTCCGCCGCAGCCACAAGGCCCGACGGCAGAACAGGTGGTGCAGGGTTCAGGAGCAGAAGAAAGCAATACTGAAACTGAACCCGTTAGATAGTTTCTTACGGTCACAGCAATAAGGCTATGATCGTTTGAATATATACAATTTCATAAGGAGAGGACTGTATGTTTATCAGAAACAACGAACTTCCTGCTCCATTCCTTGACGAGTTCGAGGGTGGTGGCGGAAGCGTAGGCGCAGAAGAGTCGGAAGCCGCCGAACCGACCGAAGCTGAAGAAACAGTAGGCGCAGAAGAACCTGAAGTCGCCGAGCAGGTTACAGGTAAAACAGACGCAGATGCTCGTTTCGCTGAAATGCGTAGAGAGCTGGAAGAACTGAGGTCAACTAACAAAGACCTTGAAGAAGCGTTAGGTAATTTTTTCGACGGAGAAACGGCAGATGAAAAAGTCGTGGCAGCCAACGCATTCGCACAAGGTAAGACCGAAGAAGAGATCCGCGAAGAGATAGAAGCGGAAAACGAGTGGAACCGTCTGACTCAGGAAAACGAGGAACTTAATTCAAAACTAATCGACATTGAGACAAAGACTCGAATGGAGCACGATTTACAGACGCTTCAGAAGATCGACCCTGAAATAAAGTCGTTAGATGATTTAGGTAAGGACTTCCTCGATTACATTTCTTCAGGTCTTGATGCGACGCAGGCGTATTACGCTATGCAGGCAAAGAAAGCGGCGGAACAGACTAAACCACCGGAAGAAGTCGGTAAGGTCAACCAGTCAGCCGGCCCGAAGGATTACTACACGAAAGAAGAAGTCCAGGGTATGAGTCAGGAAGAAGTCAGTAAAAACTACGATGCGATAAGGAAGTCAATGTCTCAGTGGGTATAACCACACGAAAGGAGACACGGAATGTCCTATCAGAACTTCATTCCAACGATTTGGAACGAATCTATCAACCGTGAACTCGAAAGAGCACACGTATTTGTCGCTGATACAAACCGTCAGTACGAGGGAGACGTACAGAAGGCAGGCGACACAGTAAGGATTCTCGGTATCGGTAAACCGACCATTACAACTACAACCACAAAGAACGGTTCGATCTCACTGAGCGCGCCGGAAGCAGTCGAAGATTCAGCTACAAGCCTTCTTATCGACCATGTATCATACTTCAACTACAAAGTTGACGATATCGATAAGAGACAGGCAGTAGGCGGAGTTATGGAAGCACTCTCA